TCCTGCGGGCAGAACGATCAAGGATCTTCGACAGATCCTCTCCGTTGAGAGATTGTGCCGCGCGGTCGTACATCTGCTGCCAGACAGCAATCCGCTCGTCGTTCTTGAGGAACGGGGTCGCCTCAAGCAAGCAAGCGTAGAGCAGCACCTGCGGCGCGTATTCGGTCAGCCAGTTTGTCTGGTTAGACTCATCAAGCAGGGGCAGGATCTGGTAGACCAGAACCTCGAAGGGATACGCAGCATCCGGTGTCGGCGCGATGATCCAATTATTGTAGTCGTAGTCAGCATAGAAAAGCGGGAACCCTGTCTGGGTGCGATCCGGCCAGTAGCTGCGGACATACTCATAGTCGCGCGGGAAAAGCTGGTTGTATTCGTTGTTTTGGTCTCCAGAACCGAAGTTGAAGGAGACCGTAGTGCGCCAGCGATCCGGCTTTGGGTAGACGGCGAGGCCAGCCTGAAGAGTGCCTGTCAGCACGTTGATGAGCCCTTGAACCTTCAATTCGCGAGCAATCCTGCGCTCGGCGAGGTTAATCAGGCGGGGGAGCTGCTCATAGACAAGCTGATCCGACTCGAGCGTAAAGCCTCGCTCAAGATAGCGCCGGAGATCTTCCAGAAGGGTCGTGAACGTCGTCGTTGTAGCCATGGCCGCATCCTAACACTATCAGGCCTCATCCGCCATACTGACTGACTTGGCCCTGACCTTAACAACACGGTCTGTCCAGCCATTGCCAAAAGTCTCGAAAGTCGAGAGTTTTTTGAGGAAATCCAGCCGCATGTCGCATATCGCATCTGCTACTTCCGTAGCATTGCAAGACTGTATTGCTTCCAGAGATTTGGGGCCGATCATGCCGTCCGCAGTTACACCAGCGATCTCTTGGAGGTACTTGGCAGCCCTGCCGGTGCCAGAGTTTACGGCAAGATCATATGCAGCGTAGTCAACGCCAGATGGGAGTTGGTCGCCCTTGATCTTGTCCCAATATTGCGTTTTGTAGAAGGGCTTGACGGTTTCAGGCGTCAGGGCGCGCATCTCGGCCTCAGTCACGTCCCGGTTAAGGTAGCGCTCCCAATTTGCCCTCGTGACCCCTAAATTGGTCATGCCACCGGGGTCTTTTGGGTGGTTTACGAACCCACCTTCGTGCTTCAAAACCATGGCGAAACAGTTTTCCCAATTTTCTTTCATGTCACTTGTCCTTCGCAGCAAGCATGTCGTTCTTGGCCTTAGAGCCAGCGGATGAGCCATAGTAGAAGTTCACAACACCAGTCCAAGCAGTGCCCAGCGCTCCCAACATCATCAACAGCGCCTCGGTGCCGGTTTGCGCACCAGCATCCAAACAAGGATGCCAAAGAACCCGAGCGTGATGACAATGGCCAGAAGCTTGGGCACCCAGTCCTTTGTCTCGGTCTGCATCTTGCGGGCACTGTCTCGATCCCCGGCGGCAATCCGCTCAAGATCAATATCCAGTTCCTTCATGCTGACCTTGAAGTCGGCGTCGATCTTCTTGAGAGCGGCAAGCTGATCAGGCGAGGCGGAAGCCATAGCCGCCTTCACATCGTCCTCTGACCCGTTCTCGTGGCCCAGCAGAACGGCTGATAGGGCCTTGACGGCAACGCCAGCCAGCGGGCCACCGAGCGCCGTGGCAATCGTGGGGGCAACCTGACCAAGCAGAGGGCCAAATGTATCAAGCAGGCTCATTTGTCTTTCTCCAAAAGGGTGATGCGCTTGTCCAATGCAGCGATCATTTGCGCCATATCAAAGCGTATGGCGGCACGGGCCATAGCTGCGTCTGCTGCCATATCCATGCGGCTTTTTTCAATGGCGGCCATAGACCGCTCACGATCAAGCGTCATGGCAGCGCGAGCCAATGCGGCCTCCCGCTCAACTTTTTCAATCTTGTCACTCAGGGCTTCTCTGATCTGAGCCATATCAATGGTCGTACCCTGCGGCGGAATCGCTTTGTTATCAGCGTTCACCACAACTGCGATCTTGGATTTGATTTGAATAATTTCGTTGTTGGCGTTGGAAAGGGCGCTCATCAAATAGACGACACAAGAGAACAGGATCGGGATACCGGCGAAAGTGATCTTCTCGACCAGCGCGCCTTTGCTGGCGCTTGCAGCCATTTCGAGTGCAATTTTTTCCTGTTTCTCTTCGGTCGTGCTCATTTGTCAGCCTTCCCATCCAGCTTGTCGTAGATGCGCTTGAACATGTCTTCGATATGGTCCATGCGCTTGTCGAGGTCGTCTTTGCGGACGTAACTTATAGGCAAATCGACTTCAATCTTATGAATATCACCCTTCAACGCTTGCACGGCTTCCCATAGTTGCCGCGCAAACCATCCAGATACCGCAAGGACGCCCCCGAAGATCATGTTTAAGGTCGGCTGATCCATTGTCGTTACCTTTTGCGGAGAAGGAGGCCTAAGAAGCCTGTCGAGGTCGATGGCGAAGCGGTAAAAATCCACCCAGTGTTGTTGCCGCCGTTAGTAGAGTTCGCGCCAGCATACCAAGCTGCGCCGCCAGTGGCAGTGCTGTCTGTGATACTAAGGTAGTCGGAATTTACCGTACCACTCGCCTTTGAAAGAGTGGAGGCTGAGCCTGACGAAGAGCTTTGAATCGTCACTAAGTTCCCAGACGTTCCATTAACAGTGAAGTTCGTGACCGTCTGAGTTTTCCCGCTTGTAAAGTTGAATGTGCATGGTTGGACGGTGTTTGAGATCGTCGCGAATGTGTTACTGCCAGAAATGGTGGTGGTTTTAGACACCCCAGAATGAGTAAACGTCCCGTAACTAAACCCATTTCCGTTAAAATTTGTGTTTGTGCCCGACATAACAAACGTAGCCGATGCAGCAGACACGCTAGATGCATTTGTCGCAATAAAACTGGATGCAAGACCGCTAAAGGTAAGCGTTGATGTGCCTAGGTTTAGGGTGACACCTGCCCCAGATGCTGTGGTAAATATACCTATAATAGCAGGGCACGTTACGTTAAAATTTGAAGTGTTAAAGGTTGGGTAATTACTGGAACCTATAAAAAGGCTGCCGGTGAATGCGCTTCCGAGCGTAAAGGTTCCGCCACCGTTAATTTGGACAGTATCTACTGGGACGTTATTTGTAGAAATTGTCGCAGTTGTGGCTGAAAATAAAACAGGTGTCGCAAGTGAAGCAACAACACCAGTTGCAGAGATGGTTAGATCTCCGTAAACGTATGGACCATAACCTGTGTTTGAAAACGTGAGTGTCCCACTGGCAGGGCCAGAAATAGACAAAGATCGGCAAGACAGAGTCCCGCCTGAGTTATCCAAATCTACCGCATAGGACGTTGCGCTGGAGACGCTAGTAAAAAAAACGTCATCTGTATTGGTGGGAACAGATGCGCCTGTAGGTATGCCTGTAGGACTATCCGACCAGTGGGCAGTGCTAGTTGCGTCCCAAGTTCCACTTCCACCGGCCCAGTACTTGTTAGCCATCAGGACACCCCATTCTTAAGAGACTGACGGAAAAGGCGACGTTGCTCTGGGTTAGATAGGTCAAACTGATCGGCAAGCTTCAGGGCAACTTCCTCTTCAGTTGTCGTCAATGTGGGTTGAAGGGCAGCTACCCAATCATTGAAGCGACCCTGTTTCATCGCCTCAACCTGATCTTCGGTTATAGATGCATAATCTGACGGAGACAGGACAATGGCATCGCGGTAGATCCCGTACTGCTCATGCGGGATTTCAAACGCGATTTGATACCAACCATTATTCAAGACGGTATAATTCATGGGGCACCCTTAAGCCTGCGAGGCGACACCGACGACATCCCAGAATGAATCGGCGCTATTGTAAATACATCCGACATAGATTGTCTTCGATATGACGGTAGTCGTCGGAAGAGTGTTTCCAATTACACGGTAGCCGCCGCTCGTTATGGTCCAAGTCAAACCTCGCGCTGTACCGTTATCCTTGATGCGGATAACAAGAATTTGCCCATCAACAGGGGTTCCTGACGGAACGGCAAACGTAGCGGAAGCCCCAAGGGCGGTGACTTCATATTGATCGGCAGTGTCGCCTGTCGGCGTGATCGCCCCGCCTGCGCTGCCGGTAATGCTGATGATGCGGGGATTTATCCGCTTGTTGGTGAGCGTTGACGTACCGTCAATGGTGGGGAACCCACCGGCTGTTGTATTAACAGCGATGCCCAAGGCAGTTGCAACGCCAGTGCCCGTGGTGAGGCCAGAGATAGCAGTTCCGGTTGAGGCATAATAGGCAAGCTGGCCGGAAGTTCCTGAATTAACGGTCCCCGAACCAACGGTAGCGAACGAAAGATTCCCGGATCCATCCGTCTTGATGACCTGATTGGCGGAGCCGTCAGCGATTGGATATTTCAACCCTACCGGGTTGTTCATCAGACGAATGACAGATCCCGCCGAGTTCTTGGCGTAGATCGCCATGTCGCTGGTGTAATAGTTGATGGCCAATTCGCCGCTGGTCAGATCAGCAGCCGATGGCGCAGCCCCGGAGGTGGCTGTGCGGTAAAGCTGAATCGGGGTGTAGCCTGTTGCCGCCATGGGGATACCTCAAATCTATTCCGCCGCCATTTTAGCGGGTTCCAGCGCGGATGTCACGAAATCCAAATTTTTCTTCAGGCGCTCGTCGTTGGGGTCTTTCTCAACCGCCAAACGAGCCTGCTCGATGCAGATTTCCGGTAGCTTCAAATGCCAAGCCGCCAAACTGGCGAGATCGTGAGGCCAAGATCCCCATGTGCCGGGGTCAGAAGTATGGACGTGCTCTGGCTCTGTAATCCGCAGCGCCCGCATGGAGTAGGCGAAACACTCTTCCCATCGGTTCTGCGTGTACATAAGCATGGCCAGATTGCACCAAGGCTCACGGGTGCCGGGTGCCTCAGCAGCCGCCAGATGGAAGTTTCTCTCGGCGTCATAGGGGTTGCCGAGCTTGCTGTGGGCGTTGCCAATCACACGATAGGCGAACGCCTTTTCATGCCACCACAGGTCCGCAGGAAGATGCAAGTACCGTTGAAAGGCCAATATGCAATCGCCCCACCGTTGGCGGTAGCTTAGCTCGCGGGCATAGTAGAACGCGCTGCGAGAGCAGCTAGGGTCTTCCTTGGCCGCATGTTCAAGCATGTCGAGATATTGACCGCGAGGCTTGGTTGGATCTTGGTCGTGGCGCATCAGCACCATGTCCGTGCTGACGGGCTTTTCCGGGTATCGGCTGTCTGAAACTAAAAGCTCATGGCAAGGGTACTGCCACCGATAACCATGCCGAGCGTGAATGCGCCGTGGCCTGAATACGATGCCGTTGCCGCAGTCGAACAGAAAATCAAGACGAGTGGCCCCATCAACCCAAAGACGCTCAATCTCCTTGCGCCATCCGGGCTCAAGAACCTCGTCAATGTCTAGGCTGATACAGATATCCACATCGCTAGGAACAAGGGAAAGAGCAGCGTTGCGAGCAGTATCAAAACGCCAAGGGACAACGCTAATATGGTGAACAGCCGCGCCACATCCCCATGCCACCTCTGCTGTGTCATCATCGCTCCCAGTGTCTGCAATAAGGATCAAATCAGCGTCCTTCGCTGACGCGCAGAAACGCTCAACGAACTTGGATTCATTCTTGCTGATGGCGTAAACCGCTATTTTCATTGAACCCTCAGAACAACAAGAAAAAGTTGCCGGTGGATGCTGATGGGGCAGCAGTGAATATCCAACCCAAATTTCCGCTGACATTGGTAGAGTTTGCGCCAGCGTACCATGCAGCGCCACCAAGAGCCGTGCTGTCTTTGATGCTCAGATAGTCCGCCGACACAGTGCCAGATGCTTTGGACAAAAGTGCCGGGACGCCAGCGGCGCTGCTGATGATGGTGACGAGATTGCCAGCAGTGCCATTGACATTCCAGTTAGTGATAGTTTGTGTTGTAGCGGCAGTAAAAGTGAAAGTAACAGGTTGAACACTATTTGAGATGGTGGTGATTGTGTTGCTACCAGTTATGGCGACACTGCCGGATGCCGTAGTGACGGTATCAATGGTATTGCCGCCAGATATGGTCAACAAGCCAGCGCCACCATTAGACACCGTGCAGTTGAAGGTGGAGCCCCCACCGACAAATGTTTTTGTACCCGCTGCCGTCATGCTGATTGTGCCGGTGGCAACCGTACTAAATCCGGTTGGAGCGGCATTGTTGAATGAAGTTGTATTACTGCTTGGGCAAACAAGTGTTCCGCCATTGAAAGCAAGAACTTTTGTTCCAGTACCAGTTAAATATCGAGTACCAACGGTCAGTGTTTTTACGTTAAAATCAATCGTCCCATTATTGTGCGTCAGAATACGGGTTGATCCCATCGTCAAGGCATCAACAAGTTGCCATGTTCCGTTTACGCCATTGAAAGTCAGTGGCCTATCTAGCGTTAACCCATTTGTCGTTATGGTTCGTGCAGTAGCATTTGTTGATGCAAACGTCCAAGCACTAGTAGACGACGGGAAAGTGGCTGTTGTTCCAAGATTTAAATCGCCATAAATTGAAAGCGTTGTTGATGTAAGCGAACCAGAATAACCCGTGAAATTAAGATTACGAACTCTGGATGAAGCTGTAATAGTGAGGGCATACGTTCCGGCTGTAAAATTAAAAGAGATAGTATTCGCTTCGGTTATTGTCGTTCCGGGCGAAACCGTCAAAGCGTTTGCAGTTGAATTAGTAATATTGATAGTAGGCGTTGTGCCTGTGGTGAATCCTACGGAATATGTTGAATCACCAGTATACGCTGTACCGGGAACAGCGGTTGTCAAAGAGATCGTGTTTGCCCCAAAACCCAATGTGCCGGTATAGCCAGTCATCGTCAATGTTTGAACACTAACATTGCTGTCTACAGTAGATGTTCCGCCGCCTGACAATGAGTCAAACACCGCATTGTCGGCTATGTTAATTCCAGCTCCACCAGCGCCATTGGATGATAAAGCCCATCTAGCAGCCGTACTCCAGTTGCCCGTCCCGCCAACCCAATACTTGTTAACTCCAAAAATCCATCCGGTGTTGCTGCCACTATTAGTGGAGTTGATGGCGTACCATGTTGCGCCACCAATGGCTGTTGAAAATGCGATGTTAAGATACTGCGCTAAAACAGTTCCGCTAGCTTTAGAAAGCGTGTAAGTTGCTGCTGTCACGCCAGTGATGCCAACAGGGGCACCCGAAACACCATTCAAATTGAAATTAGTTACTGTTGTCGTTGTGCCAGCAGTAAAAGCAAACGTAACAGGCGTCACACCATTGGCGAGAGTGGTGAAGGTGTTGCCGCCTGTTATCGACAATGAGCCTGCGCCGTCATTGGATAAGGTACAATTATAGGTGGAACCGCCGCCAATAAAACTCTTGTTTGTTGCAGCAGTCATACTGATCGTGCCGGTTCCTGTTCCGGCTATTGTGCTAAAATTGGTGGGCGCTACGTTATTGAATGCGGTTACTGTCGCTGCCGGGCAGACAAGCGTTCCACCGTTAAAGGTGAGTACCTTAGTGCCAGCCGCCGTTGTGTAGGTTGTGCCAACAGTCAGCGTTTTACCGTTCAGGTCTAATGTTCCAGCCGTATGCGTGAATGCCCTTGATGTGCCCATAAGCACAGCGTCAACAAGACGCACCGTGCCGCCGCAGTTAATGGTTATCGCTTGGTCATATGTTTTACCACTAGTGGTTATGGTTTGTGTGCCGGACGATGCCCCAAACGTCATGCTGCCGCCAGACGCAGTAAAGGCCATGCCGGTTGAAAGGGTTAAAGATCCATAAAGTGTGGCGGCAGCGTTATGAGCAGCCCATGTGCCAGTAAAACCTGTAAAATCAACACTCTTGGCTGAGTACGATGCGGTAGCAAGAAAAACTAGCGAATAGCTGCCGCTTATAAAATTGAAAGAAATTGCCTGCGCTTCAGTCAAGATTCCAGTGGCTACCGTAGTAGAAAGCGCACCTGTACTAGATACATTAACTACTGGAGTTCCTGTTACCGTTAAATTAGTAGTAGTTGCTGTAGTCCATACAGTTCCTCCAGCAGTAGCGTCAATCGTTATATTACCTGTTCCAAAAGCAATGGTGCGAGAATTTGAAGCATTTGAACTGAAACCCGTACAAGTTAATTTATAACTGACAAGATTGACCGTTCCCAGATTGTTGGAGTTAAATACGCCGCCAAAGCTGACATCAGACCCAAGCGTTATGGTGCCAGCCGATTGATCCACCCCCATACCCGTAGAGATGATGTTCTTTATGGTTGTTGAGCCTGCGGAAACAGATGCAGCAAAGCCTGCTGAAGCATTGCCACCTGATATTGTTTTGCTGTTTCCGTCAAAGGTTCCATTAAGCAAATTAATTGCGTAGCTTGTTGAACCAAAAGTTAAAGCGTCCGCAAGTTGTACCGTTCCACCAATACCGTTAATTGTTAAAGAGCCAAAGATCGTAACACCATTAGTGGTGATTACCTGAGTCCCGGAAGTTGCGCCACAAGTTACAAAATAAGTACCAGAGACAAGAGTCATAGACGATGAAAGTGTGATGTTACCATAAAGTATGCCGTTGTTTTTACTCCATGATCCGGCAAAACCAGTAAAATTTACATTTTTTGCGGCTTGACCAGCGGGAAGGCCCAAGAACGTCAGAGCATATGTTCCGCCAGTGAAGTTGAAAGAGATACTGTTGGCTTCTGTGGTTGCGCCGGGAAGAACCGTTATGGCCGTAGACCCGACACTGATAACATTGATTACAGGCGTTCCAGACACACTATAAGTGGTGTCACCAGTGAAAATTGTGCCGCTTGTATTATTTAATGAAATAGTATTGGTCCCATACGCCAACGTGCCGGTGTATCCGGTCATGGTCAGCGTTTGGACAGTAAAACTGGCGTCTAGTGTGGCTGTTCCACCGCCAGAAGATGAATTGAAGGTAACAGTATCACCTGTGCCGGGCACGGACGCGCCACCAGTACCGCCAGACGTAGCAGACCAACGGGCAGTGTTGGTCCAATTTCCCGTGCCGCCAACCCAATAACGAGTTGCCATCGGTTACTCCTGTGGCGCGTCGGTGGCAGGCGCAGTGACAACCGCATACCAATTGTCGTAACGGGCCTGCTTCATGGCGGCGATTTCGTCTTGCGTCAGAACCTCATAGACATCCGGCATCATAACGAGCGCATCCTTCAGCACGAAAGGCTCCGTGCCGATCTCAAACTCATCAGCCAGACGGCCATCTTCCAGATAAACAATGCCCATAGATACCCCCTCTTAGGCTTGCTGCGAAATCGCTACAATGTCCCAGCATGTGGCGGCAAGATTGTAGATCATGCCAAAATATGTCGTTTTGCTGGCGGTTGTCGTGTAGGTCCAATCGCTTCCACTGGCAGTCATCGTGACACCCACAGGGCGGTAGCTCTTTGCTCCAGAACCCGTGAACGTAATGACATAGCCGGTGCCATTATTCAGGATGCGGAGAATGAACTTTTGTCCATCTGTAGGCGTTCCTCCGTCCAAGCTAATTGTCAGTGCGTTGGCGAGGGCCGTAAAATAATATTCGTCGTAGCTGTCTGAGTTGAGCGCGAACGGAGACGTTGTGGTTGTCGATGTCGCAGGCACCCGAGGCGTCACACGCTTGTTCGTCAGCGTCTGCGTATCAGTGGTGCCCACCAACGCGCCAGAGGGAGCCGTCAGGGACGTTCCCCATGCTGTTCCCGTTGAGACCGCTACGCCAGCGCCCGGATAGATTGTCGGCCCGGTCGGGCCTGTGGCCCCCGTATTGCCCGTGGCCCCCGTGGCTCCCGTAGCCCCCGGCGTACCGGGGTCGCCCGTAGGCCCCGTAGGCCCCGTTCCGCCCGTGGCTCCGGTGCTACCCGTAGCTCCTGTATTGCCCGTGGCCCCTGTGCTGCCCGTGCTGCCCGTGGCTCCCGTACTTCCTGTGCTGCCCGTAGGCCCGGTCGGTCCCGGTACGGTCGAATCCGCTCCTGTAGGCCCTGTAGGCCCCGTGGCCCCTGTTCCGCCCGTCGCGCCCGTGCTTCCCGTGGCCCCCGTATTTCCCGTACTGCCAGTAGCTCCTGTGCTGCCAGTGCTTCCCGTGGCCCCTGTTGGCCCCGTAGGGCCGGGCACAGTGGACGTTGCGCCGGTAGCGCCTGTAGCGCCCGTGCTGCCGGTAGGCCCTGTCGGTCCCGGCACCGTAGAATCAGCGCCAGTAGGCCCCGTAGGGCCTGTATTTCCCGTGGCTCCCGTAGGCCCCGGCACTGTTGAGTCAGCACCAGTTGGGCCGGTGGGGCCCGTGCCACCCGTAGCGCCCGTTCCGCCCGTAGCGCCCGTGGGGCCGGGCACAGTAGAAGTTGCACCTGTGGCCCCCGTAGCCCCCGTAGCGCCAGTTCCTCCGGTAGGGCCTGTAGGCCCCGGAACCGTAGAATCCGCGCCTGTGGGGCCGGTGGGGCCGGTGCCGCCCGTATTTCCGGTCGCTCCCGTGGCTCCCGTTGGACCCGTGACTGTCGAATCAGCGCCTGTTGCTCCCGTTGGCCCGGTTGGACCCGTCGGCCCTGTAGGGCCAACATATTGTATGAACTGGCCAAAAAAAGCCCGTTTGGTGATCCCGCCCTGAACGACGATTGTCGTGTCAGTCGCTTGCGGGGTATCCGCCAACGGAAGCTGCGTAATTTTGGTGGGGATGAGATTTGTAGGAACGCGCGGATTGTTCGTCATGGCACCAAATACCCATCGCCTTCTTCGCCGATGATGAATAAATCACCATCCTGCGAAATCGTGCCGTACATGTTCAGCGCGATATTAGTATCTGGGCGAGGGTGGAACAAGTTAATCCGTTCCGGTTGACGGGGCGCCAGCCGGTATGGGTCGAAATCGTCTTTGTCCTCTTCGCAGACATAGAGGCCGGGATAGTTAGGATCCGAAGAAAGATCCTCAAGCGACATCTTCCTTGAGCATCGAGCGCAGATCCCGATGCCAAAAGTTGATTTTCCGCGAGGATCGAGAAAGACGCTCATCTGGTGTACGGCGAGATGTTAGGAGCAAAGTAGATGGGTGAGTTGTCGCGCTCTTCGTCCTGCGCAATCTTGAGAGCTTCATCAGCAGTTGATTTGATGGGCCCGATCAACTGCAAATTGAACTCTGGAAGCTCCATAGCAAGCCGCCATGCAAGTTGCCAGACAATCGTCTCATACCAGCGCTGCGGGATATCGAGCTCGTCTGTGAGTGTCCCAACATCCATGATATAGCGTTGCCGCCAGATCGTGAGCTGTCCAAACATGCTGGTCGTATCAGTCACTGGCCAGATCCGCATCACAGGGTAGTCGCGCTGCCGGTCGAACCAATACTGGAGAGGTCGGCCAGCGAAGACCTTGTTGGGCAGATTTGTCCAATCGTCGCGGTTCATGCGAGCAAGAGGGATCTCGGTGGGGTTATTG